CGGCTGCTGTACATCACATCCACCCTCAAGGCTCTGGTCGACGATCTCGACACAACCAAGTCCCGTGCCGTTCTCGCCAGATTCTCGAAGACCATCCTGGTCCCCCAGGCCCGGTTCTACACCGCCATCACCCAGTATGACGGCACGACTGGCGGCCAAGAAGCTGGCAGCTACATAAAAAATGTGGCTACTGGTCTGAACATCAACTTCATGGTCATCGATCCACGGGCTGTGCTGCAAATCCAAAAGCATAAGATCAGCAAGATCTTTGCTCCGGATGTGAATCAGTCGGCCGATGAATGGCTTATGACCTATCGCCTGGTCAACCTGTCCGATGCTTATGACAACAAGGTCAAAGGCATCTATCTGCACAAGTCGACGACTTGAGGAGGTGCCTAAATGATTGATAGCAGATTTCTGGAATGCGCTGGTCAGGTCGAGATCGAAGAGAACTTCAACCGTGCTCTTTCGCTCTATGGCCTGATCTACAACGTCACCTACTATGTCGACGGCAATGCTGGCCTCGACACGAACAACGGCCTCACCTGGGCGACCGCTTTCAAGACCCTGGCTGTCGCCATGGCTGCATCTCACGCCAACATCGCGCTCAATTCGACGGGCTGGGCTGCCAGAAACCGGATCTTTTACAAGGCCGATGTCACAGATGACGATGACGGCGAGAATCTGGTTCTGTTAGCCCAGAAAACCGACGTAATCGGCGTGGGGTCGACCGATTGGAGAGCAAAGCCGCAGCTGCTTGGTAATCATGTGATTCCGAACACCGCAGAAACACACGGTTGCCGATTCATCAACATGTCGTTCATCGCTCCGGCTGCTGGCGGTGACATTTTCACGCTGACTGATCAGCATGGTATCGCGTTCATTGGCTGCTCATTCCGGGGCAACAGCACCACTGCCGCTACTGCTGCGATCATCGCGACCGCTTGCGTGGATCTCCAGATCATCAAGTGCGACTTTACCGGCGCGTTCTCGGATGCGGTCATCGAGCTGGGCGCCGGCCAGGCTGACGGCTTGCTGATTGACGGTTGCTTCATCCAGGGCGCCAATGAAGGCATCGACATCCCGGCAACCGTGACTTATGCCGCGAACAAGTGCGGTCTGATTCAGTATTGCCTGATATCGGTTGCTCTGCAAGGCATCAAGGACGCTCTCGGTACGACCTTCGTTAAGAAAAACGAAATCCGTACCGCCGCCAACAAAGGCGAAGCGATGGTTGGAGCAATCCTTTGTGGCCTGTCTTATGCGTTTGACAACCGGATCACCACCGGCGACGCCAACAATGTGGTGTACCCGGCTCAAGGAAGCATCTAATTAGGGAGGGTTTCACATGGCTGCTTTAGTATCGGCTGCAGACTACACTTCATGGCGAGCTGGGTCGACGGCGGTCATGACTGCCACTCAATTCCCATATTACGAGACAAAAGCAGAGAAGGAGCTGGCCAAGCAGACGTTTGGCCAGCTCTCATCTGTTACTGTCACAGACGGAGTCGCGACAATCGTTATCGACGATGTTACCTACACGCTGATTCTGGCAGACATCAAAGCAGCAATTTGCGAAATCGCAGAATATTTGTATCAGGTCGAACAGGTGCAGGCATCCGGCCTTGTATCGTTTTCGAATGATGGCCAGTCGGGGAGCTACGATTCGTCGCGGTTCTCAGCGGCAGGCAAGCAGAAAGAGATCCGCACGATTGCCAAGACATACCTGTCCGGAACAGTGCTACTGGCTGCGGGGGTGACGAACCAATGGCACGACTGAACCCGAACTACCAGGATACGATCTCACTGTGGAACTGCCTGAAGGCTGCTGACAACCCAGCCGGAAATGTTGATGTCTGGTACAAGACCGAGCTGTCAAACTGCTTTTTCAGGGTGGTCACTGAGCAGGTCAATTCAGGAATTAATTCACAGATGGCCGGGGCGTACACTGTAAGGATCCCCAAGAGTGACAAGTACCTATCCTACGCTGAGTGGGTGGCCAAGTCCGCTGCAACGCGGGCCGGCTACTTCACGATGCATAACGATGATATCGTCATCCTCGGAAGCTCAACAGACACCATATCGAGCGCATCCCCGAACACAGCATCACAGATCCTCACCAAGAATAAGCCTAATGCTTTTAAGGTGACGGCCTGCGCCGACAATTCCCGGGGCTTGCAAGCGCATTACAGGCTAGGTGGATGACATGGGCAACAAGATCAGCTTCAAGTTTGAAAAGCCGACAAGCCAGATCATGGAAGAAACTACGGGCGGAGACAGGGCGCAGTTATTCCTGGCCAACGAGTCACGTAAGCTGATGCAGCCTTATGTCCCGGAGCGAAATCACATCCTGGTTAAAAATGTCAGGACCTACGTCGAGGACCACCAAGGCATTGTCCACTATTTATCACCATATGCCAGGTTTCAATATCATGGAAAGCTGATGGTTTCCAGCAAGACTGGATCTCCCTGGTCTCGTGGTGAAGCGAAGGTGCTGACGGACAAAGATCTTAAGTACGTAAAGCCGACTGCGACATCATACTGGGATAAGGCCATGAAGACAGCCCGGGGTGATGCTCTGGCAAAAGCTTGCCAGAACTATATCAAGATCAAGGGAGGCTGAATATGAGCACGAAACACGACATCATGAAGGCCTACCTTGAGCCGCAAGTCCTGATAGTCGTTGGAAATGTTCTAAATTTCAACGTCTCGACAGACACTCCTGAAACGATCGCATTTGTCACCGATTATGCGGACAAGACGGTTAAAAAGTACATCAGGGCAGCCTTGAAGGCTTACGGATTTGTGATTCTAATCACAAAGTCGTTTTCGGTGAACGCAGACGACCTTAATTTATTGGCCATGAACATGGCCCAGGCTTTTGGAGATTGGATTGACGCGCAGAATACAGCAAAAGTGTTTCCAAATTTCGGATCCAAGTGCCATGTGCGGAAAATCGAATCGCTGCAGAATATGCCTAATTTAGCCGATGTTGACATCGAACATGGCATTGCAAGATACATGCTGCAATGCAAAGTAACCTACTATGAGGAGGAATAACAAAAATGCTTTTAAGCACACTCATGACAGGCGTAACGCCTGATCCGTCGTACTCTGGTTTTTCAACCAACGACGACATGGTGCTGGCGATTGATCTGGATCCGACAGCTGTCAGTCCAACGGCGATCGCAGCCTATGCAGTTGTGCAGATGGGCGCCGAAGGCCTCGATGCACAGCTCAATCCGATCATGACCGAGAAGAACTATATTCGCGCTGGCAAGTCTTCGCTCAAGACCGGAAATCAACGGACTTTCAAGATCAGCGGAGACAGATACCACGGTGACGCTGCACAGGACTATATGTTGTCCCATGCCATTTCCCAGGGCAAGGGCTCTGCCTGCATCACCAACTATGTCTATTTCAACATTCTGACTGGTGTCGGTGAAACCGGCCAGGCGTCAATTGTGGTCAATTCGGACGGATCTGGCGCAGCTGGTGAGTCTCTGGCCGTCGACATTGAGCTCAAGAAAGTCAGCGCAGCACCAGCAGTCTACGCTTACACTCCTGGATCTGTTGCAGCGGTCGCTCTCTCGACGATCGTTCCGGCTGATGCTGCTTCCGGCATCCTGAAAACCGCATCTGTGGTTATGACATTTAACAATGCCATTGCCGAGAGTGCGATCTCACTGATCAATTCCACCTCCGGCGATATCGTCGCGAACGCGCAGTCATGGGACGCTGCAAAGAAAGTCCTGACGATGACTCCCTCGAGCGACCTCAGCGGTACCACGAAGTACATCGTGGCTATCAACGGCGTCGAGGATGTCTATGGCCAGGAGCTGGCGGCTGTATCCAAGGAATTCACAACCGAGGCCTGATTATAAGGGTCTAGAAGGAGATCGATTATGCCTAAGATGAAAATCAACGAAGTCGAGTTCGAGTTTGACATCCATGATGTTGACCAGGCGGAGTCGTTTGAAAATGCTATTGAGCAGCTGGGAAAATCAGAGGAAGCAGTCAAGGCTGCAACCGCCACTCAGAAGATGTCAGAAGTCAACCGAGCCTTCATCAAAATGTTCAAGGATTTCTTTGTTGCGGCCACCGGTGTGGACGTGATCGGGAATTGCAAAAACTCGATCACTGCAACGGAAGCTTATTATGCTTTCTGTGAAGAGATCGGAAAGGCGAAAGGGCAGCTTCTCTCGAAATACGACGCAAAACGGGTACGGTAAATGAATATCCTCATTGACGAACTGCCGACATCGGTGATGATCTCCGGGAAACGGTACCAGGTCAATTGGGGATTCCGAACATTTATCCTGATTGAAATCTGCATCTTCGATCAGAAACTGACAGACGATGAACGCATTATGAATGCCCTGGCTCTGTTTTACGGTGAGAAGATCCCTGATGACATGAGCCAGGCATTTGAAAAAATGATGTGGTTTTATCGTGGCGGTAAGCTGGAGCGAAAGGACCCGGCTGAAAAAGGTAAAAGAGGTGCGTCAAGTTCGAGGCGGGGCTACTGCTTTGAGCAAGACGCACCTTTTATCTATTCAGCGTTCCGGACCCAGTACAAGATCGATCTGCAGGACCTTCGAAGTGAGGATCTCCACTGGTGGAAATTCCTGGCAATGTTCGAGTCCCTTGATGAAAACCTGAAAATTTCCAAGATTATGGGCTATCGCGTCATAAAGACTGTCGGAATGAGCAAAGATCAAAAGGCATTTTACGCAGATATGAAAAAGATCTATGCCCTTGATGTAGATACATCAGCCGATAGCAAAATGACACTGGCCAAGCGTGACGCGGACATGCGTAAATTCGTCCAGCGTCGATTGAAAGAGGCACAGCATGAGACTAAAAGTTAAGTGCCCCTTCTGTGGTTATGAAATGCCGATCGAATATGATGAAAAGAGCCAATGCAAGGGGCTGCATGTTCGATGTAAAGGCCGGAACTGCAAAAAGGAATTCGAAATTAAAATAGAACCTAAAATCAAGTAGTGCCGTTGTGCCGATGATTTCACCATATATGCATGAAGGGGCAGGTGAGAACATTGGCCAACGACGGCACAGTAAAAATCGGTACCGAGCTGGATCATTCTGGATTTAAGTCCGGACTGAGCAACTTAGGATCATTTGCCTCGAAGGGCTTCAGCGCGATCGGCGGCGCCGCCAAGGCTATGGCTACTATCACCGTCGGAGCCTTGACAACTGTAGCGTCTGGTATGGGCGCAGCGGTTGTCTCTGGGATAAAGTACAACGCCCAGATGGAAAACTATGCCAGCTCATTCACGACAATGCTTGGCTCGGAGGCAGCTGCTCTCGAAAAGGTCAATGAGCTGAAGAAACTAGGTGCCTCAACTCCGTTTGAAATGGCTGACCTGGCCGATGCGACAACGGCACTGCTACAGTACGGGATAGCTGCCGATGAATCAACCGGCATCCTCACCATGCTTGGTGACGTTTCTCTGGGTAATGCTGAGAAGCTGCAGGGATTGACCGCTGCTTATGGCAAGGTGCAGTCCACTGGCAAGCTCACCGGCGAGACCCTGGAGTCCATGATCAACAACGGCTTCAACCCGTTAAATGTCATCAGTGCGAAGACCGGCGAGTCAATGGATGATCTCCGGAAGCGGATGTCCAAAGGCGCCATATCAGCTGAGGAAGTTGCTGAAGCTTTCAAGACTGCAACCTCTGAAGGCGGCCAGTTTTTCAAGGGAATGGAGACAGCATCAAAGACATTTGACGGCCTGATCTCCACCCTCAAGGATAATGCCAATTCGCTTATTGGATCTGTTGTAAAACCTATCTCTGACAGCCTGACAAAAACCCTGTTGCCAGAAGCGATCGGGATGATCGGGAAGCTGACTGACGCCTTTGAGAAAGATGGCATACCGGGGCTAGTTGATGCAGCTGGCGGCGTTATCGGGGATATCATCGGGAAGATTGCCAAAGGTGCTCCCGAAATCATTGATATGGCCAGTGGGTTCCTCGAACAGATCCTTTCCACACTCACTGACCAGGCTCCTATGCTTACTGATGCAGTTGTAGGGATTGCCACAAGTCTTATTAACGCCATACTGACCAACCTGCCGCTGTTTTTCAATCTTGGAATAACGCTTCTTACTGGGCTGATAAAAGGGCTTGCCGCGGCCATGCCTCAGTTGATACCAGCTGCTCAAGCGGCGATCCTTACCATGGTTCAGACACTTATGGCAAATTTGCCCACAATACTGATGGCAGGAATGCAGATACTCGTTGCTTTGATCCAAGGCCTGGCCGCGATGCTTCCCGAACTGATCGCATATTTGCCCGAACTGATCGTAACGATCGTAAATGTCTTAAATGAAAATCTTCCGGCGATTATAGATGCCGCAATTCAAATCATCCTGGCATTAATCGAAGGCCTGGTTGCAGCAGTGCCTGTGCTGATTGAGATGCTTCCTTCTCTGATCATTACGATCGTTGATACACTCCTGGCCAACCTTGGACTGATCATCGAGACTGCGGTCCGGATCGTTATCGCTTTGATTCAGGGCTTGGTTGAGGCGCTGCCCGAACTGATCGACATGGTACCGCAAATAATCATGTCGATTATCACAACTTTAATTAATAACCTGCCCTTAATTATCGAAAGTGCCTGGCAGATAGTTGAAGCACTCGCATCAGGGCTGATTAAAGCTATCCCCGAGCTGCTCCTGGCGGTGCCAAAGATCTGGAAAGCTATTTTCGAGGCGTTTAAAAATATCAATTGGGGTGAGATCGGAAAGAATCTTATCGAAGGCATTAAAAATGGCATTATCAACTCAGCTGGCAGCATTGTCTCGGCAGCAAAAGAGGCCGCGAATAAAGCCATCCAGGGTGTCAAGGATTTTCTTGGAATCAACTCTCCATCAAAAAAGGCACGTGACGAGATTGGCAAACAGATCCCAGCTGGTGCTGCGGAAGGAATTGATGATGGATCTGATCAAATGGCTGATTCATCAGTCAAAGCATCCAGCAAAGCGCTCAAAGCCATGCAGGATGCCGCAGCGAGCGACATGGTTTCAGAAATGCAAGG